GTGTCGGCCGTTTCGGCCGACACTGCACACTCGATCACGGTGCTACCGAAGTCGAAGGGGATGCTCTCTGGCGCCTTGCGGCCGAAGTAGACGACCAGGCCCGTGCCATCCGACCAGAACAGGCGGTACTGGTCCTTGCGCTTGCTGATGGTCGAGGCTTTCAGCGTGACACCGGCGTTGCGCTTCTTGCGGAAGATCGGCTCGACGAGTTGCGTCAGGGATCCCATGCGGAAATCCCCAAACGCCTCTGTCTGCTGCAGGGAACGCAAGCCGCCGTCGTCGACATAGAGCGGCATGTGCAGGTTCACCGCGCTCCAGGCGATAGCGCCCGACACGTCGGAGAGGATGTCCAGGCGGAAATTGTTGGCGTCGTCGCCGTAGAGCACGCCTACCCGGTTCCGCGCGAAGATGATCATCGCGTTGTCGACCGCGTTCAGCATTTGGGTAACGTCGTCGCCCATGCTGATCACGGAGGATCCGGTGTTGATCACATAGGCTAGAGGATCGCCGATCGAGCTATTTTGGACAAAACCGCCGGCGAAACTCAGCATCAGGTGGTTACGGAAGACACCGATCCGGCTCGGCACATCGATCGTCATGCCAGTGTTGATGAACACCAGAACAGTGCCGTCCCACTCGAACGCCTTCCCCACGCCATTGACGCCATACATGCGCTTGAGGTTCGACGCGCCGTAGAAGTTGTGGTTCACGAACTCGTACCGGCCGCCAGCCGGGAGCGCATTCTCTGTGCTGTCACCGGCGATCGTCGCCACGTTCGACGCCCCGCCGCTGATGTCCAGGTTTTCGGACTGGAACGTCCCAGACTGCGTGTTGACGATCAGGCGGCCCGCTGCGTCTCCGCCAGCCCATGTCCCGCTCGTGACAATCACGCGGCGCACGATGGCCGTGGCGCCGGAGGTGGCACCCTGGACTATGTTGCCGGCCAGGATCTCGGTTGTTCCGCCCGACGTGAAAGCGAGTTCGCGACCTAGATCTTGGGCGGCCCATCCGCTCGAGGTGGCTTTGTAGAGGACTCCGGCGGTTGCTCCGGCGTTGTCTCGGACGCAGTATTCATCGCCCTTGTAGACCCATACTCCACGGACGGGGCCGGATCCTGCTGGCCGCGCGATGTCCGTGCGCGCCTTCTCGATCGCTGCCTGCAGGTAGGTATCGTCCAGCGTTGACGTTGACGCTCCTCGGAACGCCGCTGCGCCATTCGCTGTTGCGATGTTCGCCCCACCTGTAGAGCCATTCAGATCCTCGTTGTCCTGGAAGGTTCCCGAAACCTGCGTGAGCACGAGTTCGCCGGTGGCATCGCCGCCGCCATAGGATCCCGTCGCAGCCGCGACCGTGTAGAGGGCAATCCCGGTAGCGGCGGAGGTGGCGCCAGTGATCGTCTCTCCGGCTTGCGGCTGGACGGATCCGCTGTCGAACGAGAGCGTGTAGTAGGTCTGCTCAGACGGCTTCGGGCGCCCGTCCCGGCGCTCAAAGCCCCGGGTCCGCGCCGTTCCGCGAATGTCGGGCTCGTAGTTCACCCCGGCGACGATATGGCCGGCGGGCGTGCTGATAGCCGGCGTCACCAGATTCATGCCGCCCGTGAGAGCGACTGTCTGGGTCCGCTGGGTCATGCCAGCGCTGTTCCCGCGGTAGTCGGGCGCGGGAGTTCCGAGCCCTCGAGGTCGGCGAGATAGTTGTCGTACTTGCGTTGGGCCGTCGCCACCGAGAAGGCGGCCTCGTCATGCTCCGCAAGGTAGACCAGCGCATACCAGACGATGATCTCGTGGAACGCTTCCTTGCAGATCGGCACTTCATCGTTGGCCGCGAGTGCCTGCGGAGTCCGGATGTATTGGCCCTCGATCGGATAAGCCTTGTCCGGCTTCGGCCCGACGTAGAGGTTGCCAGTCGGCGATACCGAGAAGTGGACCGGCCGCGCTGCGGTGTGCGTACCCTTGCGGTACTGACGGCGGAAGTCACCCCAATCGAGCCAGGTAAGCGCGGACTGGTCGCTCTCGCCGATGTCCGGATCGTAGATCCAATAGGGTTCGTCCGCCTTCGCGCCCTGGATCCAATCATGGTGGTCCGTGATGTTGAGCGTAGCGGCAGTGTACTCCATCGTGTTGAGCGTGAGGGTCTGCCCGTCGAACTCCTTGAGGCGGAATCGCCAGGACGGGTGGAGGTTCTGGATCTCCTTCCACGCATCGATCACCCAATTGACCACCTTCAAGAGGCGGCCGGTCTGGTTGACCACGGACGAGGGCGTAGCGTCGCCCTGGACGGTCCCCGACTCACGCGCGAGTTTCTGCGCGAGTTGGAGGAAGGTCGCCATTTAGGCGACCTCCCCCATTTCCATGCCCTGCCGGATTCCGTCCGGATACTCCCGGCGGACGGTGAAGGCGTGCGCGTGAACCTCGCGCTGGCCGGTCGGCAGGCCGTTCTGATCAACGTCCGTCACCTTGACCTTGGCGTTGTCCAGGATCTCGAGGTACTTGCGCTTGACCAGCACATTGCGGCCGCGGGGGATCAGCATCGTGCGACCGTTGACCGAGAACGGATACGGACGATCGCCGCCGCGCTCCTGCACCGGCTGGAGATACAACTCGATGAGATCGTGCTCCATCGGGTCGTATTCGTCGTCCGGATCGAAAGACCTGTCGTCCTCGGCGTTGAAGGTCTTTGCCGCCGTCTCCGCGCGCCGCGAAGCGGCCTTGGTTGGCTTGGGGCACTCCACGGTTTTGTGCTGCCCGGTGGCCTCAATGGCGGCGAGGAGGGCGGAGCGCGTCGAGTTTTCCGGCACGCCCAAGCCGAGCACCGTGTTGGCGAAGTAGGCGAGTTCGGAATCCGTCGCCTCGGCGATCGGCTTCTTGATGAGGTTCGAGTTGGCGGCCATTACCGCACCTCCTCGTAGGTGACATCCGCCGCCTGATCCAGGATCGGCAGGTAAGCGTTGGGGACGACGGTCGGCTTGCCGACCGGGAGGACGAGTTTCCGGCCGTTCAGCGAAACCGGGTGCTCGTGGCTGTTCTGGGACGCGGTGATGATGATCCGCGTCGTGCCCTCCGGCGCTGACCGCTGCGAAGGCTTCTCGGCCGGGTCCGCGGCAAGGGCCTGGTCGGTGCTTGCGGCCATGGCTTCGGCCTCCGCAATCATCTGGTCCTTCGTCATTGCGTTGGCATTGAGACGCTGGCCCTGCGCCTCCGCCCAATCGGCGATGTCCGCCTTGGTCATGGCGGAGAAGTTCGGGTTTTCTCGCATTCAAGGCTCTCCTCAGAACGCAAAAGGGCGCCGTTTGGCGCCCTCCTGCGGGTGGTTGATGACCGCGCCTTACTGGCGCATCGCGACCCAGATGATGGTTTCGCCGGAGGCGTTCAGATTGGCATTGGCGCCGATCGTGAAGCCTTCGGAGTTCGCAGCCTCGGCGCCCGCGTAGGCGGTGATGCCATCGGAGGACAGGAGGTCGTGCGAAGCGTTGCCCGTCGCGCCGCTGTCGACGGTCTTGAGCCACAGGAGGCCCGTACCGGCGCCCATGCCGTTGATCCACTCGAGGACCGGATCCAGGCCGCCCGCGTCGTCGATGTTGACGCACTTCACGTAGTCGGGCTGGAAGCCGCACTCGACGTTGATCGCCGAGCCGGTGCCCTCCACGGTGCCGTAAGCGAACTGACGCATGTTGCGTCTCCTTCTTCAGGGAGGTGGGGAAACAGAAACGGCGGCCCCAGCTAGGGAACCGCCGTCACTGCGATAGGCTTGGCGAGGCTTAGAGCTCGCTGGCGCCGACCTCGAGACGAGCCATCCAGTTCTCGTTGAGGATCTTGGCGGTGTACCAGCACTTCCAGCCGACGTAGCCGCGCTGGCCCAGCGGGTCCGACTTGTCCTTGACGCCCGGGCGCAGGATGGTCGGCTCCACCGCGTTCTCACCGCGAAGCGGAACGTGGCCATAGGCGTCCTGACCGAAGTACAGGACCGGGTACACGTCGGCGGCGGAACCACCGGTGGACAAGACCGTGCCGCCCGGCGTGCCGCCGGCATTCTCCCACGGGCCCATGTCGGCGCTGCAGATGTAGCGAACGTCCTCGACGGAGCCGAGTTCGTTCTCGTGCAGCGGCTTGCGGGAACCGTACTCCGCGACCGGCGTGAAGCCGGCGAGGTCACGGATGTCCGCGGCCACGTCCGAGTGGCAGACGCCGATGTAGGCCGCCTCGATCGGCGTGGTGCCGATTTCGACGGAGGCGTCCAGCATCCGGGTCATCTTCAGCGCCTTGTTGGCCTGGAGCGACCGGACCACCGCACGCTGCTTGGCGAGGGTGATCTTGGTGTTGACCGCGGCGCGGGAGGCGCCGTTGGCGTAGAAGACGTTGGTTCCGGCCTTGAGCGCCGCGAAGGCCAGGGCCTCCTTGGTGCGGCCCAGGTTTTCACCGCAGATCATGGCCGCGTCGTTGAGGACCGGATCTTCGTGCGTGTCCTCGATCGCGTCGGTGATCTCGACGAGATCGCCATACTGGTTGAGGTTGGCGGTCACGTCCTCGTACTGGAACTGCCGGGGGGTCGGGGTGACACCCTCAGACAGCGGCGCGGTGGAAGCCGTGAACGGAACCGGACGACGGAACTTGATCGTCTGGCTCTTGTTCTGCGGCATCGGACGCACCAGCCCGAACTTCTCGAGCACGAGGTGCGGCTTGGCATGTTCCAGCATCTTCACCGCGGCGTAGGAGTTGACGCGGGGAGAGACGCCGGAGTCACCGTATCTGGTCTGCATAGCGGGGGTTCTCCACTACAGGGGATCCCCCTCGAAGCGGGCTAGAGCCGGCCGGCGCGCTGCTCGCTCGACCAGTGCTTCCACGACTCCGTTGCGCCCTCCGGAACTCCGGAGGCCATCGCGGGGCCCGTGTTGCGTCCTGGTGTTGTGTCCGCAGCCGCCAGTTGGCGGTTCCGCTTCGCGGCGGGATCCGTTTGACGGGTTTCCGCCCCTTCCTCGGAGCGGGACTCAGCGGGCTCCGCCGCCCCGATCCCTGCGTGCGCCTTGAACCGGTCCACGATGTCGAGCGTTTCGACCAGATCGACGATGTCCTCACCGTTCCGCACCGCGGCCTCGATGACGTAGCGGGGCTGTTGGCCGAGCCAGTCAGCGAAGGGTTTGGACGCGGTGATTGCGTCGAAATCGGCGTGCTGTTCGATCAACGCCGCGTAGTTCCGGTCATACGCATCCTTGAGATCCTGCTCCGACCGATCCCCAAGCTGCCGCTCGAGGCTCTCCACCTGCTTCTGGAGGGCCATGGTGCGGGCCTCCATCGGTTCGGCGATGTCGGGGTAGTCCTCCTTGAAGCGCTTCCAGCCATCGTCCCCGGGCTGCTGGCCGGCTTCACCGCCCTCCTTCTTCGGAGGGGAGTTCTGCTGGCGAGTAAGCTCGCGAACCTGGTCCTGGAGTTCCTGGATCTTGCGCGTGTTGCCGGAATGCCGGCGCCGTAGGTCGTCACGCTCCGCAGCGGCAGAGCGGTACTGGTTTCGCAGGTCTTCGGGGGCTGTTGCCCAAGGGTCAGCCTCGCCCTCGTCCTTGCCGGGAGCGTTGTCGCCGCCGTCTTGCGAGGTGTCGGCCGATCGGCCTTCGTCCGGTTGTGTCCACCGCTCCGCTGTTTCCGTCGCGTCTGGCACGCGCTCCGCGCCGTCGTCCGCCGGATGGCCGCCCGGGGGAGTCTGGTCGCCGGAATCGCTGCCTTCGTCGAGGGGATTTACGAGGCTTGCGAACTCTTTCCACGCTGCCGAATCGATGGGAGAGCTACCTCCGCCACCGGCCGGCTGTTCGTCGTCAGTCCTTACGTCTGCCATGGTGTCTCCAAGCGGGAGCGCGCCTGCCGCCGCTGCGCGGGGGCCGGTGTTGCCGCCGTCTGGTTGTGGGATGAGGGTTTAGCCCCGGGTGTAGTCCGGTGACTGAAGCCCCTCGGTTGAATCGCGATCTGGTCCAAGCTCTTGGAGCAAATCACGAAGCTCTCGAATGGCCCGGCGAACCTTCGCGGTCTCTACCGGGTCTAAATCGTCCTCCAATTCATCGCGGTATCCCGCGATCCGGCGTTCGCAATAGTCGCGAACCGTGAGCCAGGTGGCGCTGCCGTGGTCCACCTGCATCAAACGTATCCGCCGGCGTGCTTGCCAGTGCGCTCGGCGATCGCCATTTCGCCAGCGACGATGCGCTCTTTGCTTGCGCGCTCCTCGCGTTTGTCCGTCAGCATGGTCCTAAGCTGCTGTTCGGTCATGTTCATCTTCTCTGCGACCTGCATCATGGCGGTCTCGTGGCGAAGGACCGCAACGCGCTCGTCGGAGTCGGCCTTGTGGATGGCAATACGCTCCGCGCTGGCGATCTTCTCGCGCTCTAGTTCGAGTTTGAGCATCTCCGGGTTCGGCGGCGGCGGCTGATTGGCCTGCTCCGCCTCCATCTGCTCGATCTCGTCGTCGGTCATCACCACGTCATCGGCGGCGAGGTGCATCGCCTGGACCGCTTTGCGGTAGGCCGGGACGATCTTCGTGATCGGGCCCAGCCTCGGATTCACGCTCGCCCGGTCGACAAGCCCCATGAGGTTCGCGGCCTCGAGTTCGCGCACCATCAGGACGGCGGATCCACGGGCGTCGACCTCAAAGTCGCCCTTGATCTCCTCTTTCTCGGAGAACTGCATGTTCCACTCGTAGACCCGCCGGAGCGTCGGCTTGGTTACATCGTCGTCCCAATTGCGGATCACGCGCTTGAACACGACATTGGTCGAGTTCATCAGCATGGCCATGCCTTGCGCGGTCTGCTGCACGTTGGAGGACTGATCGCCCTCCGCGAGTTTCGAGATCCCGGTCTCGTCGTCGATCATCTGGCGGACCAGATTGACGATCGCCATAAGCTCGGTCTGCCGGCTGTCGATCGTGATCGAGTCGACCACGCGCTCGCCCTGCTGAAGCCGGCGCTTGAGTTTCCACACCTTGCGCGGCTTGAGCGTCCAGTCCCCGTCCGCCGGCTCAATACTCTCCTGGTGCATGAAGATCTGCGGGCCCGTCGAAAGCCCCGCGTTGTCCATCATCATGCGGTAGGCCGCATTAATCGCCGCCTGGGAGTCGCGCATCATGTAGGGCACGCCGTAGCCCCATAGCGACGCGGCGTCGCGCTGGTAGGTGAACAGGCTGTAGAGCGGCGCACCGGAGTCGAGTGGGTGCTCTGCGAACTTGATGATCCGGCCCTGACAGAACCAGATGCACACCGGCCATTCGGAGAGGTTGTCCTCGCCGTCGTAGTAGTCCGCCATGTCCGCCATGCCGAGCGCGTCAGCGATGGTCTGTAGGCGCTGCGTGGTCAGTGAGCCGTAGTATTCAAAGACGTGATAGAGCGTGTCGGTTCCGGTGTTGCCACGGACTCGCGCCTCGGTGATGGCGTGTAGGTCAGCCAGGTAGGACGGGACAGACTGCCGCGGCGCTTCCTTCAGGAGTTCGTTGACCTCCTCGGCGTCGAACCCGCGAAGCCGGGACAGGTTCCGAAGCTGCTTCGCCGTCATCAGGTGGCGTTCGTAGATCCCGTCGCTCTCGTCGATCGTGCGCGCGTCCGGATCCGGGAAGAAATGCCATGGGTTGGTCCAGTAGACGGCCGGCTTCTTGCTTTGGCCGCTCTCGAGCACCTGGATCGTGGCGCCGGTCTCCGGATCCCGCACCGTCGTCCACTTCTGCGCCATCTTCGTCGAGTTGACCGGGCCCTTGAGGATCCCGGTCCCGATCTGCGTGGCATCGTCGATGGCGTCCCGGCATTGAGCGTTGTAGTCGCACTCCTTGAACTGGTCGTCGATCTCGCGCTCCATGGCGGCGGCGCGCTTCTGGGCCTCCTCCATTTCCATGCGCGCTTGAAAGG